CTGATAGCATTTCACTTGCTTCAGCTTCTTCTATGTCTGCAAAGTCGTTTACAGGTTCTTTAGGTCGTTCCATTCTGTCTGCGAAGTAACCCTCTATACTAAAACCTTTAATCTTACCTGTTTTAACAAACTTGTTCCATATTTCATCATTATTCACTTTTACTGAACCTACCCAAGTACCCACAGGTACATTTAAACCATATTTTCTTGATTTATCATGTACCTCATCTTCTACAATCCAAGATTCTACTAGTGTTAGTCCGTTAATCGTGTGTTGATGTTCTAATGTGGCTTTTGATTGATTGCCATTCATTAAATAAAGTTGTGATGCTTTTTCTACTGTTTCCTTTGAGAAATATATGTAATATTCTTCATCTCCTTTTTTTCTGTAAATAGGTTTATTAGGAACAAGTAAAGCACCCATTAAGATTTTTTTTTCTTTATCTACCTCTGCAAGTTTTATCTCCTCGCTTTTTAATGCTATAAAATCTTCTTCTATTGCTGGGTTTTCAACTACTGAAATTGCTTCAATACCTGTTAACTCATCATCACCTAATATTAATTCAACTATTCTCATATTATTATAACGTATTAAATTAATTTTTTGTTTATCCTATCGAAGCACTACTCACAATGTTTCTATCTAACTGTTGTGCTGTCGTTACATCTCCACTTACAACAAAAGCCCTTACAGGTTGTTGCCCACCACCAAGAACATCAGCCAACTGATTTATCCCACTTGCACCAACTGTATTAAATTGTGGAGGTTGAGATGCTGCTGGAGTTGCAGGTATAGATATTGCAGGCTCACTTCCACCACCACTAGCACCAGCAATACTCGGAGTTTTAGGGTCTTTAGTAGCTAATATTGTTTTTACATTTCTCAAACCAGAAGCAATAATCGCTGCTGCCGAAACAAAACCAAACATACCCCCTTGTTCTAACGCTTTTGAAGCACCTGCATAAGTACTTCTTATAGCATTAGCTGCTGCTAATCCTTTTCCAAATCTACTATTCGCACCAACAATACTTATTAGGTTACCAAACAATTCTTGCGTTCTTTCTTCTTCTTCCTTTGCTTCTAATTCTTTTTGTTGTTTTCTCGCTTCAGCATCTGCGAATTCAGCTTTTTTTAATTTATCACTATAAAATTCCCTTATTTTTGCCTTTTGTTCTTCTGTTGCATTTAAATCGTCTAGTTCCTGTAATTTTCTATTTCTTTCTAATTCTACTTTTTGTACCTCAGTTTCAGCAGCTTCATCTTCTTTTTTCTTTTTAAATTCTTCTTGTATTTTCTCAATTGATTCTCCGTCAGCTTTCATCTTGTTAAACGCTTCTCTACTGACGAAACCAACTCCAGGCAGGTATATAAATTCTGCTGCTAACTCTGCTGCTTCTGCATTTCTTTCTGCTTTAGCTTCTCTTAACGCTGTTGTTATCTCTGCTGTTAATGCTTTTTGTAATTTTAATCTTCTAGTTTCTAGTTCTATTAACTGTGCCTCTAATCTTGCTTCCTCGTCTTTATCTTCTCTGGTTGAATGACCCATTCTATTCTTAATCCTTTGGACTTCCAGTCTTTTAGCTGCTAATGAAACTTCTTTATTAGTCATTTCTTCTTCAATAGCACCTGCTCGTTTTATAGCTTCAATTCTTTCTTCTACACTTTTATTTTCTTTATCTGCTGCTAGTTCTCTAAATGCTGCAATTTCCCTATCTGCTTTTGCTCTTTCAATTTGTAATTTTCTTTCTTGTTTTCTAGCAGCAGCAGCAATATCAGAAGCCCTTGCCATTATTCTGCCTTCTTCTTCAATTTCTCGGTTTAAATCTGCTAAATAATCTTTCAAATCATCTCTTCCTTGTGCAACCAATCTACTTATTCTGTCAAATTCACTAGACAAACTCTCATTAGCTTTTGAAATAGTTTTACGAGCCTCGTCCATTTTAGCATTTACTTTATCCAACTCGTTTGTAAGTTTTTTTGCTTCTTTAGAATCGCCTGTAAATTTATTCCAAGCAATACGCATTTTTAGAATCCCTTTTTGTATGCCACCAACTAATAAAGTAAAGTTTGCTCTAAATCTATCAATGACTTGAAGTTTAATCATTTCATAACCTTTTTTCAATGTATCGACAAACCCCTGCCATATCTTGCCCGGCTGAGAAAATACATCAATAAGCATCATTCCAAAATCTGCTAATCTATCCATGACAACCCCAATCACTGCACCAATAACATTTAAAATTTTAGTAAACCTATCTTGCCCCTCTTCACTTCTTGTAAAGGCAGCTATAACAGCACCAATAGCAAGAGCCAAAGCACCAATCCCAGTTGCTATAATTGCAATCCTTAAACTTTTAAAACCTTTAACAACATTACCAACTGTACTTGTAAGTCCTTTAAATTTAGTTACTGCACCACCTGTAACAGAATCTAAAACTCCGCCCATTTCTTTAGTGCTTTCAGAACTTTCCTGAACAGCATCATCAAACTTTTCAACCTTTGTTTCAAGTTTAGTATATTCCTTTTGCATTTCATTTAAGTTAGCTACTGCTTCTTTGTAGCGTAACTCAAAATCTATATAGACCTTTTTTGCCATATCTCTTGTTTTAATTGTTTATAACCCTCTTTAAGAGTTTCAGGGAGTTTATATCTTCCCTGTGCGATTCTTATGTTTTCTGTTTCACCTTTCGCAAAAGGCAATAATTGTAATATATCTTTTATCATTATGTTAATACGCTATGTGTATAAGTTACCGTTTTTACTATTAATTCTAATTCTGACTTGCCTGTCGCTAAATTCATCTTAATACTATTTATATAATACTCTTGACCATTAATTAATATAATATCATTGACTGAATAGTTTAACATAAAACTAATTGGCAACTGTGCTGATACTTTTATGATTCTACTATTTTGATTAAATGTTTGAATTATATAGTTTTCATAAAACCTTTTAAATAAACTGTTAGTGTTTACTCCACCATTAAACTCATCATATTCAGCACCGAAGTTTAAAGAATGGTTTTCATCACTAGATACACTCGACGCTGCATTGTATGCTGTTATACTTAAACTTGTAACTGTTTTTCCACTTCCACCGCTTTGGTCGGCTACTCTGTTGAAAAATATAAATGGTTTACCTAACGCAGTTGAACCGTCATCTTTTACCCACCAACCAACTACATTATTTGTTATGTTACCAGAGTTGTCTAGTAAATTTATTAATACAGTTCTTTCAAATGGTACTTCTAAATTAAACGCTTGTCCGTCATATTTTTCAGGTGCAGAATAATTTAAATCTCCAAATATTTGACTGAATTGGTTTACAAATCTTAAACTAGTTTGAGTAACAGGTGATGAATATTTGAAATTTACTTGATTATATGGTACAGGTCTATCAATCGTACCCTGTTTAATATCTATGTATTTTGTTATATCTCTAGTTACTCCCTTTGTCATAAAATCATCAAAGGTTTCTACATAGATTGTATCGTTACCAAGTTTTTTATAAGCAACTAAATTAAACATCTTAAACAAACCAGATAGAAAATCTATAACTTTCATCTTTGGTATGTAATCCTGTATAAATAAATCTCCTGCTAAAGCAAAAGCACCTGCACTATAATTATGCGCTGTTGGACTTGCTGAGCCTACTGTTTTATCAATAACTAACGCAGGATTCAACGCACCAAAATTAACAGTCACCTGACAATTTATTCTGAACTCTATATCATAGGTTCTTGAATCTAATGTTCCACTTGTTAAAGTTTTTAATGGTGCAGATAAGTTTGACCCACTATTGAAAGGCACATTCTCTCTATAAAATAATAGTTCGTTTGTTGTTTTATCTTTTATTATTATCTCCCCTGTATTGTTTGTTACGCTTGGGTCTAATACTAACCTTAAACCAAAAGATTCGCCTTTATTTACAGTTAGTTTGTTGGAAGATAAAACATCTCCACCCCCTGAAGCGTAGGTAAAATCTGAAAAGGTAAGTTTTTTACTTTTTGTTACAGTATCTACTCCAAAATTAGCTGTTGCTGCATCTGGCTCACTAATAGGCGTTGATTCTCTATGTAACCATAAATACAGTTCATCAAACATATCACTTCCAAAGAATGTTTTGATATCGCTTGTCGCACCCTCTTGAACAACTGGATTACCGCTCTCATCTGTTACAATACTTCCGTCCTCTGCAATTACAAACTCATCAATATGTTCATCAACCATATTAAATGAAATATCATACTGCGTTTGTATTGCTTCAATAACTCTTTTTAATTTTATAGCAGGTTTTAAATCTACTTGTAAATCAGGGAAGTTAACCGTAAATA